CATTCCATGTTTATGGATCCAGCTAACACCCAGGGAGACATGTTCCAATGAGCCGAAAACCACCAAGCACTCATATCAACGTAACCGATATAACCAAAGAATCTGGTGTGATTGTGAGCATGACTTTTGTTTCAGAGACCCTGGATATAAAACCTGACACTTCGTTTGGTAATTCATACCTTTGGAAAAGAGAAAGGCTGCCTGAAATACTAGAGGCGATCGGCGATCACATGCACGGGTTGTCATTGGAGCTTAGAAAATGAGCGAGCCAAAATTCCAAATAGGGGAAGAGGTTATTTATTTTCACCCTGAAGACCCTGAGCATAATCATGAGTTTGTTGTTCGCGAGATAACCTACGGATCTTTTTCTCATCATTACACGGGAGAATATGCCGAGGGCTATGGCTACAGGATAAAAGACTGTGATGTTAATGGGTGGGCTCCTGAAATTCGCCTTCGCAAAAAATACAAACCGGCAGATGATGATTTTCAGCGCGAGTTCAAAAAGCAGATTGGCCTGGGTTATGAAGATATAACTGAAACAGTAGATGTGGTGATTGAGCGTGAGAGCCGGTGATCGCGTTATTTATTCCGACGCCTGCTGGGAAATTCTGGTCGATATGAGCGACTTTATCAAAGTGATATGGCGGCCAGGTGTAGCAAAGGAAGTCCACATTCGGGACTTAAATTTAATCCACTGAAGGAGAGCGACATGCTTATTTTAACAAGACGCGTAGGTGAGACCTTGATGATTGGTGATGATGTAACAGTCACCGTTTTGGGCGTAAAAGGCAATCAAGTCAGGTATGGAATCAATGCGCCAAAAGAGATAGCGGTCCATCGCGAGGAGATCTATCAGCGCATCCAGCACGAAAAGCTAATAGGACGACAACAGGACAGTTATGGCAACAGCTAAGATCCCACCCATTCTGATTAGCAATGATGCGAGAAAGCAACATGCCTGCGACATCATTAAAAAGCTGCCGATACCTGAAAAGGATCAGTGGGTTGTTAGGTTTGAGCTTGCTGAGTCATTGCGATCGCGGGAGCAGAACAGACTGATGTGGGCTTTGTTGCGACAGTTGGAGCAGCGTGCGATTTGGTATGGCAAGCAGTACACGCAAGAGCAGTGGAAGGATATTTTATCTGCAGCATTGTTTGAGAGTGATCAGCAGTATGCCCCTGGGATCAATGGCAACACGGTAGCGTTTGGGGTTCGGACCAGTAAGTTAGGCGTGCGCAAAATGTCAAAACTTATTGATCTGATTTATGCATTTGGGTCTGACCCACGCGAAGGTTTGGAGTTTAGTGGTTTTAGGGAGGCACATTTGCCTTCGTATTATGAGCAATATTTAACAAGCGCGTAGGCGCGGGAGGTGACGCATGAGTCCACTTATTGGCGAAGATATGGATTACAACCTGGGACATGAACTAAGAGGTGCTAGGGCTAAGTTTCCTGGCCATAAGCATAAATTTGCCGCTCTTGTAGAGGAGGTTGGTGAATTAGCGCAAGCGTTGATCGACCACGATAGAGGTGAGCAAACAGCATCCCAGGTATACGCAGAGGCTGTTCAGGTCGCAGCGATGGCTATTCGAGTGGCCGAGGAAGGGAGCGCAGAGTTTGGTTATAAGTATTCACGGCAATGCTATGTTGATTTTGAGCCCACAAAATAAAAGACCATTATAGCGAGGAAAGTAGGGTGGATATAGATATTAAAGTTTTGAGAGATGCTTTTGAGGCTGCGTGGTCTGATTTTTGCTCTGATACTGGGTGTTACCCAGATTTCTTAAATGTGGATTTTGAAAAAAAGACAATAGAGGCGGACTTTGATGCTTTTGAGATAGTTTTGTGTGCCGCTATTACTCATCACTATGAAAGAATTAAAAGTCAAAAAAACCAACTGCTCTGTCCTTATTGTGGCAAAAGCGAAAGCGGTTGGGAAAAAGAAGAATTGCAGTGCGGATGGAGAACAAATCCAAAGTCCGGTGCAAAGCAATACCATTGCTATGCCGCATATTGCAATTAATACACAGGATAATAGATATGAGCGACGCAAAACTGATAAAAAACTGGCAAGAGTTGTCAGAGGTTCCCGAGACAGATGAGTACCGGATCGAGGTTGAGGAGACCAACGGCAAAAAATGTGCCGGATGGATTGTCAACAAGAAGACTGGAGATAAAGAACGCTATCTTTCTACTCACACGTTTTATGGATTAAATTACAAGCACAGCACGAGTCTTCTTCGGGGCTATGGCTTTGATGTTTTGATTGATAATTGGGATGCAGACCATAAAAAGATGATCGAAATCATAGACCAGCCCTGGTATACCGTCGGAGAGCCGTGGTCTGAACCCGATCAAGCTGGTACATACATAATTGCTGGGACCAATGATCCGCATGCTGGAAGTTTTGTTTGTGACTGCGAAAACATGGTTGATGATGATTGTTTTGAGAGCGAGCGCCATGCCCTGGATCATGCTCGAATGATCGCCGAGCACATTGTAAAAATTCACAACAACTCACTAGAGAGCAAAAAAACATGAAACCAAGTAGAAGATTGGCAGCAAAAGGCGCGAGAATCAAAAGAACCGGTCGTAGCTACGGCCAAAAACTCGCAGATGGTAATATGATGTACGGCCCCGGCTGCTGTCCCCATAGGCTATACTCAAGCCCATCGGATCCAGTTGTAAGGGTCAAAGGTAAAGGTAGCAACAAAAGACCCAGACAAAAATACAGATACAAATAGGGGTGAAGCATGGTACTGATAACAGCGGGAGCAAGAACTAACGGTCTAGGTCTTGCGGTTAAGGATGGCATAGACCTATACAGCCTGAAGTACAGCTCTGAAATATATGAGGAGGAGAAAAGCTTTGCGCTCCTCAACTGGAAGCTGACCAGGCGCGATGTCGATTTGGGTTTGCTTAGCAAGGTGTGGCCCAACAGCAACTCCATTGATCTTTTGATGAACACCGCCCTGTCGGATGGTTGCCCGGTTGATGCGCAGTGTGCGGTTTATAAGTCTGGATCCATGGCTTGGAAGATTTTGATCGGCGATCGCTATTACGCTTACTACCGAGGACGGATATACCAGGAACGGAAAGGCAAGAAGCGTGCAAAGGCCGGTTACTAAAAACACCCGAGGTCCAAACGCAGGCGAGAAAAAGTTTATGCATTGGGTTGCTGAGCAGCCCTGCTGTATATGTGGAGCGCCCGGACCGTCCATCGTTGATCACATGTACGGATCCACCTTTAAGCACAACAAAGTTTTGATAGGTATGACGGCGCTTTTGCCGTATTGCTTTCACTGCGACTCAGTTAAAACACAAGGCAGCCACTCATATCACTTCGAGGTATTTGGAAAAACCCAGGCAGAGCTTTTTTCTGATCTGTGGCCCAGGTATCAAGTAGAGACCAACCAGTTAACCTTCCCTCCCATTGAGGTAATACAAGCGATCGAGGACTATGGAAAATGAGCGACAACGAAAAGTATCAGCAGTTTAGGTTTGCCATGCCCTGGCCACCCACAGTTAACCACTGGCACCAGCCCATCAAGATGGGTAAGTCTGTGCGTGTGATTAAGGGATCTAAGGCAAGGGAATATGAGAAAACAGCAGTGGCTCACCTGGTAAAGAATGGTCTATCGGATCTGAATTTGACCGCTAAGATGCAGGTGGTAATGGTTCTGCATCCGCCATCTAACAGAAAATATGACATCGACAATAGAACCAAGGGCATATTCGATTCACTGTCTGCAGCTAAGTTTTGGGTGGATGACGATCAGGTTGTAGGTCTACAGATCTACAAGGCTCAAAAGGTTCAGGGTGGGAAGGTGGTTGTGATTGTTAATGAGTTGCCTTCCCAACCGGGTGACAATGGGGATACAATTGACCTTTTTCCAGAGAGCGAAAAACCATGAGCGAATACAAACTAAGTAAGCGATCCAGATCAAAACTTTCAATGGTTCACCCTGATATGTGTGCTGTGGTTTGTGATGCCATCCAGATTACAGAGGTGGATTTTGGTGTTACTTGCGGCCTCCGAGAAGTGGATGAACAGGCGGCGCTATACGCTCAGAAGAAAACCAAAACCATGAAAAGCCGTCATCTGCCATGCTTGCCCATGAATGGTCTGCGTGGCCAACCTATCGACGACGTGAAAGTATCAGGTGCTGTTGATTTGGTTGCATACGTTAATGGCAAGGTTTCCTGGGATCCAGAGCCATATCACAAGATCAAGGACGCCATGTTCAAGGCTGCCGAGAAGCGTGGCATTGAATTGCGCTGGGGTGGTGATTGGGATAGAGATGGTGATACCACCGATCAAACTTTTAACGACCTTCCCCACTTTGAATTGTATGGTGAGAAGTACGATTACCAATACGATCATTTGGGGTTGTAGTAATGTTTGGCAAAGCCCATGACCAAGATAAGCTTAAGAACCAAAGAACATTTGCCTGGGCTTGTATGTATGCTCTGGGGTTTATTTTGGTTGCTAGCTTTGGGGTTATTTTGTTTGGGGATCAAGGTGCTGCTGACAGGGCCAATGCTTTCTCTGCTATCCTCAATGGCGTGGTGGGTTTTTGTGCCAGTGTGATTTTGAACTATGGGTGGTCAGCCCGAGCAATGGACATCCCTAAACCATGAACCCTTACGTCATAGCTTTCACAATTGCCATATCCGCCTGGGGTGGATGGCAGGTAAATGATTACAAGCGAGACGCTGAAGTATTGGCGCTCAAAGAAGAACTGGAAGAAAAGAAGCGGGATCTATCGGACCGTCAGTTTGAGGTCGAGATGGTGACTGCAGAAAACGAAAAACTAATCGCTGATAGGCAGCGGGAGGTAAACCGTGAAATCCTTGATTTTAACTCTGAGTGTGAGCTTTCTTCTGATTGGGTGCGGATCCACAACAGTGCACTGTCCGCCTCCCGAGCGTCCCCCGGCGAATCTGATGCAACCGATTCCCGAGCTGCATCTGATCGTGACGCACTACAAACCATCACGGAGAACTACCATATTTGCCAGAACCAGCTGAACAAGCTGGACGGCCTCCAAAAATGGGTGGCGGAGATCTATAAGTGAAGTCGCCAACCAAAAAAGATGTGTCTGAATACTTTGGGCTCATCCTAAAGGTAGCCCCGGTATTAACTTTTGTCTGGATCGCTGCTGTCTACTACTATCATCACGCCTTTCTGTTTCCGATGCTTGAGCGGGAATACGAGCCGGTAATTGAGAAAATGATAGATGAGAAAATAAAAGAGGCCGAGACTCGAACCATAGGAATGGATGCCATAGAGCTTTCGATAAAGGACTGGGTTAAAGCTTCCCTGCACACAGCCCTCCTGGCTGATGCCAACCACCTCTATCGATCTTATGAGGCCATACCAGAGGCTGACAAGAAGCCCCACCACATAGAGCGTATGAGAGACATCAAGCACGATCAGGAGTTTCATGCCAAGCACTTTGATAAGGCCGAGGAGAAGGGCTTAATCCTGCCAGTATTCCCTCCACCCCGATAAAAAAACACATCTCAGGGACTTGCAATTAGTTGCCACCTCAATTAGTCTGTGGCTAATTTAGAGCGACAGACAAGGAAACCCCCCATGAGCGCAGCCTATCCACTGCACTGGCCAGACAATTGGCCGAGAAACAGCCGACCCACCAGCAGCAAATTTAATACCTCGATCGCTGGGGCTTTAAAGAACGTGGAAAAATCCATCACCATGTTTGCTAAAGACTCAGGCAAGAAGGTCGAAAACGTGGTCATCTCATCCAACGTAACCCTGAGCACGCAGCGGCCCAAAGATCCTGGTGTGGCGGTTTATTTTTCATGGGATGGCATGTCCACCTGTATCGCGGTCGATAGATACCAAAAGGTTGAGGACAACCTGCAGGCCATACATCACTGCTTAGAAGCCGAGCGAACAAAGCTGCGCCATGGTGGCATTAACCTGGTGCGGGCTGCTTTCCGTGGTTATGCCTCATTGCCACCCCCATCATCAACGGGGCCGATGAATTGGTGGGAAGTGCTGGAAGTTTCTAGAACCGCATCCCTGCCAGATATTGAAAGGCAATACAAAAAGCTCAGATCTAAGCATCATCCAGACAAGGGTGGCGATCCGGCTGTCTTCGATAAAATCCAAAAAGCATGGGAGGAAGCGAGATGATAAGCATGCGTGAGATGGAACACCAAGCCCAGGCTAACGATCTGGCATCCTTTCCCAACATGCTCGATTACGGCGAGCGTAGAGCCCACCGGGAACAGCAAGCCCGCGAGGATAGACTGGCAGCCCAGGAAATACTGGATGAGTGTTACAGCGGCGCGGAGGGTGAGTTGTGAGCGACTACTCTGCAGAGCAATTTAACAAAGCCATGCCGGTTGGCACTGAGGTTATCTGGATACCATCTGGTGATCAGCCACCAATAATTCACACCAAGGTTGTAAGCAAAGCTGAGAACTTGCCATGCTATAAGTACCCCATGGTTATCCTTGAGGCATCTTGCGGGGATTGGGGAGGTTCATGGGTTCCATGCCATAACGTCTACAAAATGTCACAGAATCAGTTCGATGAGATATTAAAGATCTTGGACTGTAGGGAGGATGTATGAAAGAGCGTCCGATATTATTTAGTGGAACTATGGTCAACGCCATATTGGATGGGAGGAAAACCCAGACAAGGCGTATTGTAAAAAACGTCGAGGGTAATTCATGGAAGCTACTCGATAGCTACGAATCGAAATGGTTTAACCCTAACCGCGGGGATTTGTGGGTTTTTTCAGAGTGGATTTCTGAAAGCTCTAAAGGGCAAGCCATCCAAAGGTTTAAATGCCCATACGGCAAAGTAGGAGATCAGCTATGGGTTAGGGAGACGCATGCGATTCAGCCGGTTCGCAGTATTCTAGGAGCTGTGGACGAGGTTTATTACAAGGCAAGTTGCAAGCCTAAGCATTTAGAAAAAGTAAAGAAGTGGCGCCCATCCATCCACATGCCTCGCTGGGCATCCCGCATACAGCTAGAGATAACAGATATAAGGGTTGAGCGGCTGAATGATATTAGTGAGCAGGATGCAAAATGCGAAGGGGTTGAAAAACTTCCAATAGGTTGGAGGGACTACAAAAACCCAAACCTTCCGTTTTCAGATGCAATCTCATCATTTATAACATTATGGCGATCAATAAACGGCGAAGACTCATGGCGTCAAAACCCATGGGTCTGGGTGGTTGAGTTTAAGAGAATAGATAATGCGTGATCATTTGATAAATGCACTTGACACCCTAAAGCTTCAGCTGCAGACAATGCCTTCTGCATCTAGTTATCCCGGCTTAAATAATCGCGAACTGCATCGAATAATCGATAACCTTGATCGCTCTATTGAAGAAGCAAAATCCGGTCAGATGATAAAAGCGCTAAAGATTTTGGAGAACGGCTGATGAGCAAATGGTATGAACTACAGGACGATGATATAGAGCTGGATGGTGAGGAGTTTAATATCTGGGTGGGCTGTGATGATTTTGGTAATAATTACGTAACCATGAGCTTTGATCAGGTGAGGGACATGTTTGAGAAAATGTCGAATGCAATAGTTTCAGGTGAGAGTAAAGGCTGATTATGAGACAAGAAGAAAAGAAACTACTGATTAAGCTTTGCAAAGAAGGATACACCTACAATCAGATCCGTCAACGTGTACAGTGTGCCGATGGAACCATTAAAAAATACATCAAGCTTTTCCATAAAAACGGGGTGACCAAATGAGCAAAAGCCAACAGCGAAAAGAATCATACTGGCATAGGTATAAGAAGATTTTAAGGGCTGCCCGAACCGGCAAGAGATTCCCTTTTCCATCAGGCACCAAAGCAGAGTATCGCCTGTATCGCAGCAACATCATAAAACCTAAAAGATATTGGGGAGGGTTATTAAAATGAAAAGATTAAGATCCGAGACAGCCATGTGTCTCAATGGTGACACAATTACATGGACCGAGCCTGGCATGATCGATCGCTTTAAGTCTTGGTTTGCCAATCTCATTGACCTTAAGTACGGACCATGCAAACACGTGGCTCGACGAGTAAAATTTAAAGATGTATCCGTTCATTTGAAAGGTTTTGGGGAGATTGGTTCTGCGCGAGTCGAGGTGGCAAATGTAAATGGGGTAGAGGAGTTTGTTGATTTTCATAGTGCAAACCCTGCGATCATGGAAGTTGTATTGAATCCAATATCCCCAGACTATGGATACTTTGAGCAGGTTTCTGACGATGTGGCAATTGTTCAAATTTTTAATCCTCGGGACGAGCGATGGATTAAAATCAATAGATTCGAGGGTTTGGTTATGAGTCAAAAAAAATCAGAGTTGCCATATAAGGGTGTCCCCATTCTAGGATGGTGGTAATATTCTCCCTGCACCCCAACCCATAGAGGATCATTCCATGTCTAAAGATTACAGATGCAAGCACAAAATTGTCGGATATATTGTCCACATTGAGGCTGATGATGAGAAAGCGGCGATCGATGCAGCTATTGATTTTGTTAAGGAAAAGGTCGACAGCGGTAATTTTGATCCTGATCCTCGTTTTGATTATGAAAATGCCGAAAACTGGTCTGCAGAGCTTTGGGCTGAGTACAAGAAAATACAGGCCGAAAAGAAAAAACGTGCGCAGGAGCGATTGATTCAGAAAAAAGAACGTCAAAAAGCTGAGCAGGCGGCAGCTGAAAAAGAGAAAAAGCGTCGTGAGAAACAGGCTGCAGAGGTCAAGGCTCTTAAGGAAAAAGAAGCTGAGCGCATAGCCAAGGCTAAGAAGATCCATGATCAGCGTCAAAAAGACTTAGAAAAATCTAAGCAGCGCAGGGGTATTCCCAGCGATGCATAACTAACCGGAGGGTTCTCATGTTTGAGTTGTTTTGTTTGGTGTGTATGGTTGTAACTGTCTGCGGGCAGGCTTGGTTGTGTGGCACGTTTGTTAATCACGCATGTTTTTCAAAGGTGGTCACACGCAGGGATTGGTTCCTAGGCCTTTTGTGTTTGACGATATTCACGGGGACCACTGGCTTTTTGTATCTATCGTTCCCCAACCCCATCGCTATAAATATTGGGATATTCATCGGAAGCTAATCGCCGGCATTAGTTAACAATAACAAAACAAATATCTTTGCTACTGCATACCTTGGTAGTATTATCATTCATTCTTAAATCGTTTAAGGTATCTGTTTGTGGCAAGGGGAGACTTTACATTGTCCGAGAAAGAAGATTTCACTAATCGGCTAACCTCAAACGAAGCAGACATCCAGCATCTGACCAAAGATGTAAAATCATTGGCAGATCAGATTGGCATGCTGAGCAGAGATTTCCGTGAGGCAATTGCAGCTCTACAACGGAGCCAAAACGAATCCAGCAAGCCCCAATGGGGAGTACTCGCCGCTTGGGCTGGCGTGGTTATTCTTTTGATGACCAATATTGCATCACCATACAAACGTGATGTAGAGAGAAACTCCGCAAGAATAGAAAGCAATGGGGTGGCCATCTTAAAGCATATTGAGGAGTCGCCATCTTCACGAGAGTTGGAGTTGGTTCGAGAAAACTTTGACTTAAAAATCAGTAACTTAAAACAAGAGATGTACTGGCGAACAGAAAAACAAAAATAATTAAGTGTTCAATCTGTAAAATCTGTGTAGAATAAGCCCCGAGCGAATACAACAAGAGCGGGGTCACTTGTGGAAATCCAGGTATTTAAACACTCGATGGAGCAGATGGAGAGTCTGATTCCTGACGAGGACAATCCACACATTCATCCACGGGAACAGATCAATCAGATCGTCGCATCGATGATGCGTACTGGTTTTACCAATCCCATACTCATTGACGAGAATAGAATCATCATCGCGGGCCATGGCCGGTTGATGGCTGCCACTGAATTGGTAGCTGCTGGCCACACATTCCCTGACGGCATCCCGTGTATCACCATCCCAGGATTAACTCGCCTGCAGCGTAAGGCGCTGATGATCGAGGACAACAAGATCCCGGAGGGAGCAAAGTGGGATGACGAGAAAGTTGCGCAAATCATTAATGAAATTATTACCTCGAGTGAAGACATCGATGTGGAGAGCGTTGGTATGTCCATGGAGCAGATCGATATATTCCTTGAGTCGATGGACATTGATACTAAGACCAAGGCTGGTCTCACCAAGCCTGATCTGGCACCCAAGGTTGAGGAGAACCCAATAAGTCGCGAGGGTGATATTTGGTTGCTCGGTGAGCATCGCGTTATGTGTGGAGATTCCACCAACCCTATCCATGTTGAGCAATTGATCGGTCGCGAGTCTAAGTGTCATTTGCTCCACGCTGACCCACCTTATGGCATGGGCAAAGAAGCTGACGGGGTTGCCAATGACAATCTGTATCGTGAAAAGCTAGACAAGTTTCAAATGGCTTGGTACCAGGTTTGGCGCGATTATCTTTTGGATAACGCCAGCGTGTATATCTGGGGCAATGCTCCTGACCTATGGCGCTTATGGTACGTGGGCGGCTTGGGTAGCTTTGAAAAGTGCGAGCTGCGTAATGAGATCGTGTGGGATAAGAAGTCAATCCCTGGCATGGCATCTGATCTGATGACACAGTTTCCGGTGGCAACTGAGCGGGCGTTGTTTTTCCAGTTGGGCGAGCAATTTTTGGGCAATGTGAATGCTGATCAGTATTGGGAAGGGTGGGATGAGATCCGCCTGTATCTTGAGGAGCAGGCTAAGCAAGCCGACCTGACGGCTAAGACATGCCAGAAGATCACAGGGGTGCAAATGTACGCACACTGGTTCACCAAATCCCAGTGGGCTTTTATGAATGAGAAGTACTACACCAAGCTGGCAGACGCTACCGGGTGTTTCCAGCGTCCTCATAGCGAGCTGCAGGAAATATACGATCGCCTGCGTGGCGGCTTCAGAAACCATGTAAACGGGATCCTGGGCGGCATGCGCTCTTACTTTGACAACGGCCATGACACGATGAGGGATGTGTGGGAATACTCTCGTGTGGTTGGTGATGAGCGCCACGGCCACGCTACCCCCAAGCCTGTGGCTATGATGGAACGAGCCATTGTGTCGGCTTGTCCGCTTGGCAAGGTGGTGCTTGAGCCGTTCGGGGGGTCTGGGTCCACTTTGATTGGTGCGCAGCGTACAGACCGTATCTGCTACACCATGGAGATGCAGCCAGAATACGTGGATGTGATCGTGAAACGCTGGCAGATGTACACCGGGAAGGATGCGATCCTTAGAGACTCGGGTGTGTCATTTGATGATATGGGGGACCGAAAGCCGGAAAACGTGGAATAAATACTCCTAAATGATCAAAAAGACTAGCTATTGAGGCATTATTGCTTATACTAGGCTGCATTGATTAACACAACCGGCGAGGATAAAACCATGAACTACCTGCAAACCCTAAAGAAGATAGCCAAGGAAAGCGGCCATCAAATCACCAATGAGCAAGCCAAAACAGCCCATGGCCATATCAAGGAAAACCTGGCCCTAATTGGCCTCAAAATGAACGAAGGGTATGTGCCAGCCTGTCGCATGTATTTTGATAAGTCATGAGCGCCTCGGAATACGTAAAGGGGCAGGGCCTTAAAAACCTGCAGATGGTCAGCCATATGACTGGCGTGCGTCGCGAGACCTTGAACAATTGGTACAAGGATAAGTTCCGCCTGTTCGAGATTGTCGTAGAGGGATGCGTGGCCACAATCACCCGAATGATATGGCATACCGGTGCCGTCAATAGCACACAGCAAAGAAGCTGGGAGATGACTTCTTGCCAGCATGATGATGGTCGTCGCTTTACTTATGTAATCGAATTGAATGAGTGGGGCTATTTCACGATAGATAAAACCACTGGTGAGCTTATGAGCGATGAAGATCTGGCTCGCAAATTCTCTACGCTTCTTGAGGCGCAATCGTTTTGTGACAACATAGAGCGTGAATGGCTAAAAGACTGGGGATGATGTGAAATACCTGCATGACTTTATCGGCGAGGAGCACGTAGAGCTTAAAGAAGATCTGCCGCTGTATGGGTTGAAGGTTCGCCCTGCTGTTCTCGAAAAAGGTCAGCGAGGTATCATTAAAAAATTGGGTAGCCCTTTGTCTTATTTGGTTGTGGTTCAATTTGGCAGCCAGATGGCATGGGTTGATGCCCGCAAACTTAAGAGGGTTGAGTGATGTCAGAAGTCGCCAAGTTCCATGATTGGGTTTTCACTACCGGTGTCGTACAGATGTCAGGCGCAGTGTTCAAACCATTTTGGAAATATGTCCCTCAATCCGAGAAAAGATTTGGCAAAAGGCTGATGAAGTTAATGTGGCCAAATACCACTCCCGCTCAGTTTTGTGAGATGAAAGCAAAAATAGCTGGATGCACCGCAGAAGAATTTGCAGCCGAACTCAATGCAGCCAATGAGGCTGTGGCTAATGGTGATTTTCGGACAGTCATAGGTGAGTGTAAAAAGTGCCATGATTTTTTATTTGAAGATGAGATCCACTCATGTGGAGAGGCTGTATGACACAAGAAGCACCAATCAGTAAAGACCTGCTCCCTGAGTTAACACCAAAACAAGACGGCGCACTCAAGGAATACGTACTCCATGGCAATAAGACTGAGGCTTACAAAAAGTTCTACGATTGCACCAAAATGAAGCCTGAGACCATTAATCGGTCTGCAGTTGAGCTATTCGACAACCCCAAGATTACCGCATGGCTGAAGTACTACCAGCAACGCCAAGAAGATGAGTTCGACCTATCATTAGCAAAGCGTAAGAAAATGCTTGCAACCGGCGCGGCGCTTGGGCTGAAGATGAAAAAGGACGCTCAAGGCAATGATGTCCCAACCAGTATTGGTGGCATGAAGGACTGTATCGCAGAGCTTAATCGTATGGATGGTCAATACGCCCCAACCAAACACCAGATCACAGGCGACAATGGTGAGCCATTGATGCCCAGCCAGGAACTGTCAGAAGAAGATCTTAAAAACGAATTGGAGAAACGAAATCTCCCAACCGATGTATTTGATAAGTCGTGAACAAACCGCTCAGCGATGCTGATTTAATCCAACTACTAGCAGAGAAGGAGGCATTCAATGACTTTTGGTGCTACAGGCAATACATTAACAATCCTAAAACATTTAAGCGGGGCTGGTGGAATAAGCTCCTGGCTTATGAGTTGCAGCAGTGGTATGAAGATTATGTGGAAGGCAAGAGACCTCAATTGGTTATCCAGGCTCCTCCCCAGCATGGGAAGTCAGAGATGGTCGTTGATTTCATTAGTTGGGTTTGTGGCAAGAATCCTGATCTCCGTACTATTTTTGCTTCGTTTTCTGATCGCTTGGGTATCAGAGCTAACCTTAAGCTCCAGCGCATCTTCGACTCAAAAAAGTATAAGCGCGTCTTCCCCAACACAAAAATCAACACGTCGAACTACGTCACAGTCAGTAACCAAAAGCTCCGCAACAGGGAGATTATCGAATTTGTCGAGGCTGAGGGTTTCTTTAGGAATACGACTGTCCGTGGCGCTATTACTGGTGAAGGTCTGGATGTGGGAATCATCGATGACCCTATCAAAGGCCGGGCGGAAGCAGGTTCAAAAACTGTACGAGATAGTACTTGGGATTGGCTTGTAGACGATTTCTTTACTCGTTTCTCTGAGTTTGCAGGCTTTGTAACAATCCTCACCCGTTGGCATGTAGACGATCCGGTTGGGCGTATGATCGCTGAGTTCCCCGATCTTAGGGTTGTCAGCTATCCAGCTATTGCCACAGAAGATGAAGATCATCGCAAGGAAGGCGACGCACTATTCCCCGAACATAAATCAATTGACTTTTTGTTGCAGCGCAAAGCCGTCATGAGCACCACGGGTTGGGAATCTCTGTATCAGCAGAAACCAATCGTGCCAGGTGGTGAGGTGATCAAGGGTGAGTGGTTCGGTCGCTTCAAAGAGTTCCAGCCTCGTTATGACTATCGCAAGATCTACGTCGATACGGCTCAGAAGACCAAAGAGCACAATGACTACACGGTATTCATGGAAGTGGCCAAGCGCCTGGATGGTCAGATCGATATTATTACGATCAAGCGTGGCAAGATGGATGCCACCAAGTTGCGTCGCACAGCCAATGATTTTTGGAACTCATGTGCTGGTCGAGATGTGACAAAATTTGGCGCATTGCGTGAGATGGTGGTTGAGGATAAATCCAGTGGCACCGGTCTCATTCAAGAGATTAAAAACAATACAAGCAATCCAATCCCTGTCCGTGGTATTGAGCGATCGATTGATAAATATACTCGCGTCGGTGACGTTGTTAATTACATCGAAACCGGATATGTTAATATCCCCTCAGACGCGCACTGGGTTGCCGAATTTATATCAGAGTGCGAAGAATTTTCGGCAGATGATACCCACGCATTTGATGACCAAATTGACCCGCTGTGTGATGCCATAAACGATATGCTGGCCACACGATCTCGAGGAGTGCTGGACATATGATTTCCCTAAATCCGTGGAAACGCAAAGCAACAAAAGAGCAAGAAATACAAGCCCAGCCCGAACCAAAAGCAAAAGAACTCGCACCACCTGGCAGCATTTTCTCTACTGATCTGATAGAGCGCAAAAGAAGCAGTATCGCCATGCTTTCCGATATTGTTAAGAATCTCGAAAAGTCGATGCCACAGCCAATCACCATCAACGAGGATGGCTCTGTTTCTACAATGGACTCGTCGGGCGGCATGGGTCTTAAGGCTGCCTTCAATCAAAATGTTCAAGCAATCCCTAACATCCAGCTGAGCTGGTATGGCTCGCAAGGATTCATAGGGTGGCAAACGTGTGCGTTAATTGCACAGAACTGGCTGGTCGATAAGGCGATCACCATGCCTGCGCGTGATGCAATTCGTAACGGATATGAGCTGGTCTTCAATGATGGCGAGATCGATATTGATCCAAAGATGAAAGCGGCCATCCGTAAGAGCGACAAGAAGTACGGCATCAACCGTCAAATGATCGAATACATTCGCATGGGCCGGACGTTTGGTATTCGGGTTGCTATGTTCAAGGTGAAGTTTGGCAACATTGAGCAGCAAAAGGAGTACTACGAAGCTCCGTTTAATCCTGATGCAATTCAGCCTGATAGCTACGAGGGTATCGTGCAGGTCGATCCGTATTGGATGGCACCAATCCTCGACAACGCTGCAGCATCTGATCCCACCTCCAAAGATTTTTATGTCCCAACGTGGTGGAGCATCAATGGCATGCTGGTCCATCGCACTCACTTGTGTGTATTCCTGAACAATGAGGTGGCCGACATCTTGAAGCCTGGTTATTTATACGCAGGCGTGTCCGTACCGCAGAAGATATTCGAGCGTGTGTATGGCGCAGAGCGCACAGCCAATGAGGCACCGATGCTTGCATTGACTAAGCGCACCCAGGTTCTTAAGACCGACACCACAAAAGCGCTGGCAAACCAAGGCAAGTTTGAGGCCAACATTCTGGCATGGACACAGCTTTGGACTAACTATGGCGTGAAGGTGATCGACAAGGATGAGGACACCCAACAATTCGACAGCACGCTCACTGGCTTTGACGATGTAATCATGACCCAGTATCAAATCGTTGCTGCAGTTGCTGGTGTGCCTGCTACCAAGCTATTGGGAACACAACCCAAGGGTTTCAACTCGACCGGTGAGTATGAGCAAGAAAGCTATCGCCAAGAGCTTGAGTCTCTGCAGGAGAATGATTTGACCCAGTTCCTGGAGAAACACTATGCGCTGGTGATGAAATCGGATCTGATCCCCGAGTTCAAAGAGCTGGACGGCGCGGTTACTGATATTCGCTGGAATCCACTGGATGCTCCAACCGCACAAGAACGAGCAGCCACCAACCTGATGAAAGCCCAGACAGCCCAGATCTTGCAGGGTGGTGGTGCTATCGATGGCCAGGATATTCGCGAGTCGATCATCACGGACGAGGATTCTGATTACTCGGGTATTGTGGCTGAGACCGACCCAGACAATGAAATCAGCGATGATGAGATAACCGACATCCTCAACGGCAACGAAAAAGAAAAAGACCCGGATCAAGACGCTGAGCCCGACACGCCAAAAGAAGAACTCGAGGAGGAGCCTGATAAAACCGTGCAGGAAGTCTCCATGAATGGCGCACAGGTTACCTCGCTAGTGGACATCATCACAAAGGTTAAGACCGGGGAGTTGAGTTCAGACAGCGCGGTCAATGTGATGGTCACAGCTTTTCCTATTGATCGGAAGCAGGCCGAGTCAATGCTCGATGATGATCCAAGCAACGATGCCATAAGCCTCGACACCATGGATGCCTACGATGTGAAGGGCCACAGCTCGATCGGATTCTTTGATTCCACCAAGGGTGAAGTGGGTGGTATGGGTCTAATCACAAGTCAGAAGTACTTGTCCCGAGAGATCATGAACACCAAAAAAGCTGATGAAGATTATGAGGTCCAAGTGTCTCCAGCCTTTGAGATCGATGGGCGCAAGGTTCGATTGGTTATGGATGGCCACCATTCATTCGCTGCAGCTCTCGAGGACGGCCGCACTCCATGGTTTGTGGTTTGGACCCCTGAAGATGATAAGCGCATCGAGATGCTGGACAAATACGGATACGAGGAGTTCCTGAAGGCAAACAAGCGAGAGGGCGACTATCGCAACATAATCACACAGGAACCGATTCTCTGAGCGAGGGGCTCTAATGCCTAAGAACATTGAACTCACCGAAAAGAAGCAACAGCGTGAAATAGCAAAGAATCCTGACGGGGTGGTTGAGGGCAACATGCTCTCGTACAACGCTGCCGGCAAAGCCAAGTACCAGGCACGCATTGATAAGCTGATCGATAAAATGATCAAGGAAACCAATCGCGAACTGGAAAAGCTATTCAAATCCCAAGCTGCAGATGATTATTTCGATACCGAGGATGCCAGCATATCCAGCCAGGCACGCATTCTTATGGATAAGCTCACTCGTAAGTTTGAGGCATTGTTTGATGATCAAGCCAAGCCAATAACCGAGCAGATGATTCGCAATGAGAACAACGCAAGCAAAGCAAACACCAAGGCATCGTTTGAGCGATTGAGTGGTGGCGCAACGATTAACACGGATTTTATGACTGCCGGCATGAGTGAGGTGGTTAAGGCAAGCGCAGCAGAATCCACAAGCCTAATAAAATCAATACCTCAGCAGCACATGGAAGCGGTCGAGGGTGCGGTAATGCGATCAATCACTACAGGCAATGGGCTCGAGGACTTGGTACCTTTCCTTGAGAAGCGCACTGGTATAACCAAGCGTCGTGCACGATTCATTGCAAAGGATCAAACCAAAAAGGTGTACAGCAACCTCAACGCAAAGCGCATGACTGCAGTTGGTTTGGACAAATATCGATGGCAGCACTCAGGCGCGGACAAAGTACCCAGACCTCATCACGTAAAGTCGCATGAGAGCGGTGGATTGAATGGGGGTATATTTAGTTTGTCAAATCCGCCTATAATTGATCCCAAGACGGGCCAGCGTGGAAAGCCTGGTGATTTGCCAGGATGTACATGCATAATGGTTCCAGTGATGCAGCTTGATGATGGTGAGAACGCAGATGCCTGAGAGTAAAAGAGTAGAAGATTTTAACGGCTGGTACGAGGTCGCAGATAATCCTATCTCCAAAGAAGGGATCTACGAATACCTTGGCAGCAAGATTGGTGCACCCGATCCGGATAAAGTTTACAAGGTGTATCGCCCTGCAGAAGAATTATCAAAACCAGAAACTATTGAGTCTTTTCGGCTGTTGCCATGGATAAATGAGCACTTAATGCTCGGCAATGAGAGCGAGAGACAGAATGTTGTCGATGCAGAACGCAAAGGTGTGCAGGGTGTGTTGGGTGAGAAAATACACTTCAAGGACGGCACATTGTTCGGGAATATCAAAGTTTTTACAGAAAGATTAGCCAAATTGATTGAAAATGGTAAAAAACAGTTGTCGGCAGGCTATCGTGCCAAGTATGATTTCAATGTTGGCACTTGGAACGGTTTGCGTTATGATGCCATTCAGCACACGATCAGAGGCAATCACTTAGCCCTGGTCGATGAAGGTAGAATGGGTGAGACGGTTGCAGTACTCGATCATAAAGACACCGATTTTTACGAAGACGAATTTTTTATCACATTAGACTCGAAGGAGTTCACCATGCCAGAATCAATGAAAGATACCAAAGACCAAGATGAAGAGATGACTCTAGAATCTTTGGCGAAGTTGGTTATGCAATTGGCCGAAGATGTTAAGGCCATGAAAGCAGAGAAAAAGGAAGATCATGATGAGGACATGGAAATGGAAGACATGAAAGACAAGGATGACGAAGACACCAAAGACACCAAAGATGGTGACTACGAGGATGGTGAAGACACCAAAGATTCTGATGATGATGGTGAGGAAACTAAAGATACTAAAGATTCTGATGACGAGGACAAAGACACCATGGATGAGTTAGACACTCGCATCGGCAAGCTTGAGAACAAGAAAACTATCAGCATGGTAGACATCCGCAAAGAGATGGCTGCTTGCGATAAGTTGGCTCGAGATCTTGCACCGCACGTTGGTACGTTCGACCACAGCGATAAAACACTTAACCAGATTGCCAAATATGGCTGTAAGAAGTTGGGTCTTAACCCAGCGGCTGGTGGTGAGCTGACTGCGATCGATGCTTATCTTGTTGCGGCCTCTAAGCACAACACCCAAAAGTTCGGCCATGTCGATACTGTGGATAGCAAGGAACAAGGCGACAGCTTTGTAGATAAATATCTTAACCATGATGCGAAAGCGGAAGCATAGGAGAAACCCATGACTTTTCAATCAACTGTAAATTTTGATCAAGGCTTCGGCATTCCTGGTGAGATCCGTTTAGACTCACCACACCGCGCAAACCCTTTGACCGTAAACTCTGGTGATCCAGCAAACAACGTATACGGTCGAGCATTCAGCTACGTCAGCGAAGGCGTTGCAGAAGCTGGTGGTACTGGTG